TTCTCCCGAATGGAAGATGAGTTCCCTGACGGAACTCTGAACCTTCGCGGTTCATTCATGGGGGAACCCATGAGCTTCCTAAGTTTAACTTTGGAAAATCTCCTTGTTGAGGAGATTTCTTCACATTATTATTATAATGTTGAATCCCGAGTTTGGGATTTTCCTATCAAGAGGGATCTCTTGAGAGGAGACCCGATATGTGTCTGCGGCGACGACGTTGCCGCCCTCAGGGATGACCTGAGGAGAATTTTCCTTTTTAGGAAAATAGCCATCGACATGGGATGGGAATTCTCCTGGAAGGAGGGTATATCCCGCCGGATATTGATCTTTTGTGAAGATCATGCTCTTGTCACAAGAGACAATAAAGGAACTTCTATCCTTTATGTAGACGTCATTAAATCACGTCTTCTCACGACCATGAGCCGCGAGCACTCCGATAACAGGAGTTCCATCCTTGGCAAAGGAAGAATGCTGAGTAATCAACTTGATTACTTTGAGAATAAAAATCTCAAAATAGCTGTCTTAGGCTATTTTAGAAACATTTTCGATAGGTGTTTCTCTTACGGAATAATCCGTAATCAGGCATGTAAAATGCCTATATATCTCCCACCTTGTGCAGGTGGTATGGGTCTCCCCATAGTAGACAGTCTAATGCCGTCTTTTATGTGGCCATTTATTGGACACGTATTTGAAGTCTTGGACCTCAAATCCGAATCTGAAAGATTCGTTAAACTCGCTGAACTCGCGAGTTTGAATAGTCGTATTAAACACGGCTTCAGTTCGGATGTAAATCCGATACTTAAGTCTATATTTAAGACTTATTCCAAGGCTATACCGGGGAAGCGTGAAGTGAGTTCCACTTCGATTTACGACGATTCGTTCGTAATAACACTTCTACAAGAAGTGTATCAGGTTGAACTACCTGATGATCCATATGTCCACACATATGATTTCTCATCTTTAAGAAATGAAGCCAGTAGAATTGGCTTCGTCCCACTCACTTCTTTGACAGAAGAGGTAGAGAGGGTCATGAATTTTCAAAAATTCATTAAACATGGTTCTAAAAGAGAACCAAGAACATTCAACACTTGGTTGAATTCTTCCAAAAGATATTGGAAGTTTCTCTCCGATTCCTCGGAGTCTTCCCGTCTTTCAAAAATCGGGAAGAACCGATGGAAATCGGTTGCTGCTCTCGAGAAGAGCATAACCAGAGGTTTCTCTGGTTGGATCTACGTCGGTGAAGACGTAGAGCAGATGACTCTGATCAACTCAGGTCCATCTTTAAAAATCTCTTTTTCTAGAGATTCAAGACTCGGCGGAAAGCTGCGTCTGTATAATCAACCCTTTCGGGATGATTAGCCGGCTAAGGCTGGATAGCTGTCGAGGCAGCTTAGGAATTTGGCGTTCCTTCTATCCATTGGGCTTGAGAACCCAGG